ATGCAGGTTCGAGTCCTGCAGTTCCGATTCCTCAGATGCGGTATGCGTCCTGTGGCGGTCGCGGCGTTACCGGCTCGAATCCGGACATCTGAGTTCTTCATCAGCCATGATAGTTTTTCTCCTTTGTAGGGCGCCTGTCTGCGTAAGACGGGTGCTTTTCTTTTGTCGAAATTTGTGGTATATTTAAGCTGTCAAAGGGGAGCGTGAAGTGGTATGATAGAGAATAAAGATAAGCAGTTAATGGAAGTTTCAGATGTGGAAAAGTTTGTTAAAAGTTTGCAAGCATACTATTATGCAGTAAATGCAAGACCCGATTGTAAGTCAAGGGCATTTACTAAACCGGTATTAATAGAATTAGAAGATATTTATGCTTTAAACCAACATATCGTAGATAAATTTAAATCTCATTATGAAGATGATGGATTTAAAATAACGGAGACTATTCATTTTAAAAATAGAAAGGCTATCGATTTAGACAGTTGGCAGTCGTTTGAAAATTATAAATGGACTGACAATAGTTCGATAAACGCGATAACAATAAAGTGGGATTTTAATGCGAAGTTGCCTCACTACCCTATAGCACAAAGACATACTCTTCTGGTTAAAATGTCTGATGGAATAAGACCAGAAGAAATGTTGAATTTAGTAATTAGCGGTAAATTAGAGGAGGTTGAGGAACTTGACAGAGATGTATGCCCAATTGTTGCAAGAGTGGATTTCATTGATGCCATATTGGCAGATGAGCTACTTGATATAGTTGCTAAATGGGCGGAGGGGTTGCGAACTGTTGATAATGAAGATAATAAAGCGCTAAAAATACTGAAACGGAATAGACGTAAAATTGCATATATGGTAAATTATCTGGCATTATTTTTTACTTTACTTTGTGGCATCACATATCTGAAAAGATATATAATTAAATTAGGGGGGTTCGGTGTTAGGAGATATTCCGTTGGCTAATTTAAATACTATTATAGAAATAGTATTTATAATAACTGTGATTGGTGCTATTTCATATAATGTGTTTTATATAATAGCTAATATTATATTTAGAGCATTAGATGATTCTTCAGAGAATCATATTTTTGAAATTACAAAAGGCGATAAGCAACAAAACGACAGGATTCGAAAGCATAGAAACAAAAATAGAGTAAAGATTATTATTAATGGTATTTTAGCATTGATTTATAATATTGGTTGTGGTATATTGACGAATATATTATCTAAATAAGTGTAATATAAGTATGTGACGATGATTAGGAGGTGCATACTCATGAAGAGAAGAATCAAAACAATTGCTATTCTTTTAAAGTCATACTTTAGCCATATGAGCAGAATAATTGAAGAAATTCTTGCGAGTCGCGAGGGAGAATACGATTATAAGAATAAGTACAATGCATATACAGTCAAGTCTAGATAATGTTTAAAACAAAAGAGCCGCTTCGCGTGGCTCTTTTTCTATGCATTGGATTCTTAGCTCAGCAGGTTAGAGCAACCGGCTCATAACCGGTCGGCCCTGGGTTCAAATCCCAGAGAATCCACTTAGTAAGGGGATGGCTTCGGCCATCTCTTTTTCTATAACCGAACAGGAGGTGAGCCTGATGGCAAAGAAGACGGTCGGAAGGCCGCCGAAATATACGAGCAAGGAAGAAGTGGAAGGGCTGATCGCAGCATATTTTAAATCTTGCGAAGGCGAAATTCTGAAGAATGATGACGGGACTCCCATTTTAAATAAACATGGACAGCCAGTGGTAATTAATCAGAGACCACCAACTGTGACAGGATTGGCGCTTGCACTAGGGTTTAGCACAAGGCAGGGATTGCTGAATTATCAAGGAAAAAAGGAATTTTTAGACACGATAACGCGTGCAAAATCAAAGGTCGAACAGTATACTGAAGAACGTCTGTTTGATCGTGACGGCGTAAATGGTGCCAAGTTCAGCCTTACAAATAACTTCAGCGGATGGAGTGAAAAGGTTTCTACAGAGCTTGATAAAGAGGAGCAGAAGGCCCGTATCGATCAGATTCATGCTCAGATTGACAGGATCAATCGTGAGACATCTCCAGATCAGGATGAAGGAGTGGAGATAATCAATGACGCACCAAAAGAAACAGATCCGGATCTCGGAGATCATCATACCGAAGTATCTCAGGATCTTTAATGATAGAAAATACCGCCACATTATCCTGACTTCCGGACGTGCCGGAACGAAGTCCAGCTTCGCAGCCATCCGTGCTGATTACCAGCTGGTCAGCGATCCACATGGTTCAGTCGTGGTCCTTCGTAAACATCATAATAAACTGCGTAAGACCGTCTACAAGGAAATGCTCAGGGGTATTAACCGGCTTGGGATCAGCAAGAAAAAATTCCACATCGGAAAGTCTCCGATGGAGATCCGGTACAAGAAATACGGCACAACAATGTATTTTGCCGGGTCGGACGGCATTGACGATACCAAGGGTATTATCGATGAGGATAAGCCGATCAAACTGGTTGTCTTGGACGAGCTGACCGAGTTCTTCGATGACGGAGAAGGGGAAGACGAGATCCAGAACATCGAGGCAACGTTCATCCGAGGCAACAACAGCGGATTCCAGATGATCTATCTGTACAACCCGCCGAAGAATCCGAATGCTTTGATCAATAAATGGTGCCGGAAGATGGAGCAGCGCGAAGACTGCATTCACATTCATACGGACTACCGGGATGTTCCGGAAGATTGGCTAGGGCCGGATCTGATCGAATCGGCAGAGACATTGAAGCGCGCGGATGAGCGCCAGTACCGCTGGGTGTGGCTGGGTCAGAGCATCGGCGTAGATGAAGTGATCTACTATATGTTCTCAGAACGGCACAAGGAAAAATCTCAAAAGGCAAGTTACCGGATCATTGGTATTGGCGTGGATTACGGACAGCAGAACGCAACGACATATCAGGCGTTTGGCTTTGATGAATACGGCCACAAGCTGGACGGCTTGGACGAGTATTATCATTCCGGCCGTGAGACTGGAAAACAAAAAAGCCCTTCCGATTATGCGAAGGACTTCATAGAACTGACGGATAAGCTGCACGAAAAATACTCCTGCAGTTATTTTTATGTCTTTATCGATCCTTCCGCCAAGGGTCTGCAGGAAGAGATCAAGCGCGCTTCCAAAGATTGCAACTACACGGTTCTGATCCGGGACGCGGATAATGATGTTGCACTTGGAATATCCAGAGTCCAGAAGCTCCTGATATTCGATATGCTGAGCGCATCGCCGCGCCAGCAAAATGCCATCGATGAGTTTGGCACATACGAGTACGACAAGAAGTCAATTGAGAACGGCAAAGAGGTTCCTGTGAAGCTTGATGACCATTGTATGGATGCGATCCGGTATCTTGTTATGGGATTCTGGAACAAGCTGAAGCCGTACTTGCCGGCGAAGGAATACGAAGAGCCGTATAAAAATCCGTTAGATGAGGATGATGACGATGAACATATTTAGTTATTTTAAGAAAAAGGGTATCGACACGATCGATGCTTCTTTTTATGCCAAAATTGCAGAATGGGATAGTTGGTACCGGTCAAACGTGAAGAAATTCCATTTTTACCGGGTATATGGCGGACAGGGTACCTATACCAAACGCCGCCGTCACAGCCTTGGCATGGCGAAGAAGATCAGCGAGGACATGGCGGATCTGCTGCTGAATGAAAAGGTGAAGATCACCATTGCAGATGAAGCTACAGACACCTTCGTAAAGGATGTCCTTGAGAAGAACAACTTTACTGTGATGGGAAATGAATACCAGGAACGGAAAGCGGCGAAAGGTACCGTAGCCTATGTCCCATATCTGGATGACATGGAAGTGGATGAAGCCGGAAATGTGTTGAGCGGGACCGTGAAGATCAACTATCTGGAAGCACAGAACATTTTCCCGCTCAGCTGGGAGAACCGGAAAGTTACGGAGTGCGCTTTTGCATTCCCCAAAACCTGCAAGCGAAAGAAATACGTCCAGATCCAGTTCCATCGTAAAGAGGATGGATTGTATGTGATCGAGAATGCGGTTGTCGAATGCACGAACGGCGCGGGAACTGAGCTGACCAAGGAAGAATGGATGAAGATACCGGAATTCGCAACCTTGGCAGACCGTATCGAGACTGGGTCTGATAAGCCGCAGTTTGTTATCGATCGGCTGAATATCGTGAATAACGCGGATGAAGACGATACAAACCCAATGGGCGTATCCATCTTTGGCAATTCGATTGATACGCTTCGCAAGATCGATCTGGAATATGATTCCTACGCCAACGAATTCGATCTTGGCCGGAAGCGCATTTTTGTGGCTCCGGAGATGCTGACCGATAAGGACGGGAATCCGACCTTTGATACAGACGATACGGTATTCTACCGGCTGCCGGAGGATTATCTTGTCAATGCCAAGGATCCGATAAAGGAAGTGAACATGAACCTGCGCGTGGACGACCACAGTAAAGCCATCAACGACGATCTGAACTACCTGTCATTTAAATGCGGCTTCGGAACCCAGCGATATAAGTTTGAACATGGAAATGTCACAACAGCCACGCAGGTCATCAGCGAAAACTCTGACATGTACCGGACAATCAAAAAACATGAGATTGTTCTGGATGACGTAATAAAAGAACTGATCCGGATTATCATCCGGCTTGGAACCGTCGCCAATGTGCCGGGGCTGAACGAGGAGACTGGCATCGTGATCGACTTTGATGATTCTATCATCGAGGACAAGGAGACAGAACGTCAGCAAGACCGCCTGGATGTGGCAATGGGAGTTATGAGCCTTGCAGAGTACCGGGCAAAGTGGTACGGGGAGACGCTGGAGAAAGCGGCAAACAGCCTTCCCGAACCGGCGGAAATAGAGGAGTGATGTAGGTGACACCGGAAGAACTGGAGAAGCTGCCAAAACCACTGGAGCGGAGCATGACAGCCTTGGAGCTGTCCATCATGAATGAGATCATCGAAAGGATCAAAGAGACGGCGCAGATCACGCCAGTGATCGACTGGCTGCTGGTCCGTCTGGACGCGATCGGCAAGAGCCGGTCCCACATCAAACAACTGATCGGTGATGCGATTAACGATGCTGGCCTGAAGATCGATGATATCTATGATCAGGCTGCGCAGTCTGATTTCGTCCGCAACAAAGAGATTTATGAGGCAACCGGAAGAGATTATCTTCCCTACGAAGACAACGAGTGGCTTCAACAGGTAGTAGATGCCGCCAGAAGGCAAACGAAAGATTCTCTCCGCCCTATGGAGAATATCACCCAGACAACGGGCTTCAATGTCATGATGGGGAACAAGCGCGTTTTTACACCGATGTCAGAGTATCTGGAGCGAAGCCTGGACAAGGCGATGCTCGGGATCACCACCGGCGCAAAGACATACAGCCAGGCGATTGGTGATGTAATAGATGAGATGACGTCCAGTGGTGTCCGCGTAGTAGATTATGCATCCGGAAAATCCGACCGGATTGAGGTAGCTGCCAGACGCGCGGTGATGACGGGCGTGGCCCAGATGACTGATAAGGTCAATGAGAAGAACGCCGAAGAGCTTCACACCGATTACTGGGAAGTAGACTGGCATATGGGCGCCAGAAATACCGGTACCGGATATAAAAACCACCAGAGCTGGCAGGGCAAGGTTTATAGCTCCGAAGAGATGCGGACGGTCTGCGGTCTAGGTGAGATGCTTGGCTTTGCCGGTATCAACTGCTATCACATCCGGTTCCCGTTCATTCCTGGCATTTCCAAGCGGAAGTATACGGATGAGTGGCTGGAGGAGCAGAACCGGAAGGAGAATGAAAAGAAGACCTTCCACGGCAAGGAATACGACACCTACGGGGCGCTGCAGTATCAGCGCAAACTGGAGCGCACGATCCGCAAGCAGAAGCAGGATGTAGAGCTCCTTGAGAAGGGCGGCGCCGATCAGGATGATATCACGGCAGCCAAATGCCGGTTGCGTCTGACCAATAAGACCTATGTGGATTTCTCGAAGGAGATGGGGCTGAGGCAACAGAGGGAGCGGCTGAGGATTGGAAAAGCAGATGAGAAGAATCGGATATTTGATGTGAATCGAATGAAACTTCCTGATGATATTATGCAAATCAATGGGATGACAGAGGATAGACGAATTGAAATTGAAAAAGCTATCACTGTAATGCAAAAACAATATGATATTCGTATAGGAGGCATATCCGTAGAATCATTAGGATATGCTGAGAAAAAAACGCTTTTCATGACCGGTCCTTATATAGAAAATGAGAAGTTTAAAATGGCACTGGTAATTAATAAAGATGTTGATTATAATCAAATAGAACAGGTTTTGGAGAAAAGATATCAGAACGGATTTTTTGCAAGCAGAACCATCGGAGATGCGGTTAAACATGAGTTGGCTCACGTTATGACGTTTCAAGACTGTGAATCAGCAGAGGAATATATTACTTTACGAAAAATGATAAAGGATTCTTTTGTAGAGGGAATTTCCGGGTACGCAGATCGAACAAATGATGGGGCAGAGTCCTTAGCAGAGGCATTTGTGAGAATCCAAAATGGAGAAAAAGTTCCATTATCATCCAAGCTGCTGGTGAGAAAATATATCACGAGGTGGAAAAAGTAATGCTAAGATTATGTTGTTGCGATATATGCAAAAACCGAATAGGATCAATAAATGAAGATCGTTGCAAGGCTTATCCAGACGGAATACCGCAGGATGTAAGGGATAGTTTTGAGGATGAGGAACATAAGAACTGTGCAAATGGGTTCTCTTTTGAAGATAACATGAATCAGCCTATTGGAGAGGTTGATCCCAACGGTCTCTTTAGTAAATTGTTTGATATTGTTGGATCTTCAGAAGACGGATCAAAGATATAAGAATTGATTATATAATATGAATGAGATGGATGCTCATAAAAGGGTTGAGAAATACTTGGGAACGTGGAGGAAAGCATGATAGTAATTCCAGTATGTTTGAGCTGTGAAAATGTTCAAAGAGGTATGATTTGTCCGAAGTATCCCAAGGGAATCCCACAGGAGATTCTTTCAGCTCGGCGAAAAGACAATGTTTGTAACGACTATAAGGAAAAATGCAAGCAGGATGATTTATGATTATGAATGAAGCCGAGAAACAGGCGCTTAAGGATAAATTGAATAATCCAGACAAAACTGTAAAATGCCCTCGTTGCGGCAGTGAAATTATTTACGAAAAGCGAGGCAATTCCATCGCGGTAGAATGTAAAACTCCAAAATGTATTTTTGGAGGAATAAGAGGATTATGATACCACCAGTCAGTAATGGCTAGTGGTATTTTTTATACCCATTTAGTTGCGACATCGCAACAGGAAGGAGGGAGCGTATGCTTGAGCGGTTGATTCGATGGATCCGGCAGCGACGGTGTGAGCATCATTATCGCAAGCACTGGGAGCGGGCGTCCGGTGGTTATGTGAAGCGGTGCACGAAGTGCGGAAAGGAGATGATCCGGTGATCTCCCTCTGGGCGGCAGGGTGAAGCTGCTTAGTCATAAGTTAGTCATAGGCACGCGGGATTCCCGGGTGCTATTTTTGTGGGAGGTGAATGGTTTGATTGAAGTAAAGATGGATGCACATAGCATCCGCATGAACGGACATGCAGGATGCAGTGTTGACGGACAGGATATCGTGTGCGCCGCTATCTCGGCGCTTACCTGCAACCTGATCAATTCCATGCAGGCACTCACGGACAACAAGATCCGCGCTGAAACCGACAGCGGGAGCGCTATCATTGAATGGCAGGAGCTGTCTGAAGAAGGGAAGCTCCTTGTAGACTCCTGGTTCATCGGCATCACTGCTGTTAATCAGGAGTATAACTGTATCGTGTTTATTTAAAGTCCCTTTCTGGGGGCTTTTTATTATGCCCAAAACGTGAAGGCTTAAAAAGCTCGGGAGCCCGTCAGGGCAAAAACGGAGGTATGTATGTTTAAGAAATACATCATGAATTTACGGCTTTTCGATGACGGCGGCGAAGGCGGCTCTGGATCACAGGGTGGAAGCGCTGGGACTGGTGACGGCGGCCATGGAAGCGCCGGGAAAGGAACCTACAGTTTTGAGCAGGCGGAGGAGATCGCCAATGCCAGGGCAGACAGAGCGACGAAGGCGGCGCTTGCAGATTTCTTCCGTAAGCAGGGAATGAGTGAGGACGAGATTACGGCAGCGATTGCCGATTACAAGGCAAAGAAGCAGGCCAACCAGCCCAATGTGTCAGCGATTGAGAAAGAACGCGACGATGCCAAGAGTGAACTGGAAACGATGAAGAACTCGAACCTTCTGCGCGATAAAGGCGTAAGACCGGAAGATCTGGACTATGTGCTGTTCAAGGTTAACCAGAAGGTGACGGATAAAGTCGACTTTAAGAAGGCGGCTGACGAGTTCCTGAAAGAGAACCCGCGCTTCACCGGTCAGGGAACTTACCGGGTGACAACTTCTTCCCAGGCTGGCGGATCCGGAACTACTCAGACCGGAAATGATTTTATTAATAATGCGATTCGCAATGCAGCGAGACGATAAGGAGGAACAGAATCCATGAGAAAGAAAATGAATTTACATCTGTTTGATGATGGCGGCACCAGCATCATCGACCGATCCGGCGCGGCAGCGCTGATTCCGGAGGAAAATGCAAAAGAGATCATTCAGGGCGTAGTCACCCAGTCTGCGGTTCTTGCAAGAGGCAGAAAACTCCCGAATATGTCCAGCAAGACGTATAAGATGCCGGTTCTGGACATGCTGCCGATTGCTTACTTTGTGAACGGCGATACTGGACAGAAGAAAACCACGAAGCAGGCATGGGATAAGAAAATGATTACGGCCGAGGAGATCGCGGTCATCGTACCGATTCCGGAAGCTGTACTGGATGATTCCGATTATGACATCTGGGGAGAGGTGAAGCCGAGAGTGATCGAGGCATTCGGAAAGGTAATCGATGGAGCGATCTTGTTTGATGAAGAGAAACCTTCTTCCTGGAGAGATGGCATCGTGACGACTGCAACAAATGCAGGCGCTATCGTTACCCTTTCCGACAGCGACAGCCTGTATGACAAGATTATGGCAGAAGACGGCGTGATCGCAAAGGTTGAGGACTGCGGCTACTTTGTAAACGGTCACATGGCAGACATCTCCATGAGAGCGAAGCTGAGAGGACTTAAGGATACCACAGGCAACCCGATCTTCAAGAGCGATATGCAGAGCAGCACTCCGTATTCTCTTGACGGATCCCCAATGAACTTTCCGAACAATGGAGCTTTTGATAAGTCGAAAGCACTGATGATCTCCGGCGATTTCAGTCAGCTGGTATATTCCATCCGTCAGGACATCACTTTCAAGCTGTTTACCGAGGGCGTGGTTCAGAACGCAGACGGAAGCATTGCTTACAATCTGATGCAGAATGACATGGTTGCTCTTCGTGCAGTTATGCGTCTCGGCTGGGAGATCCCGAACCCGATCAACGCATTAAAGACTGACAAGACGAAGAGATGTCCGTTCGCGGTTCTGAAAGCCGGAGCGTAATGAGGTGTGCTGATGATTTACGCAGATGAAGCCTTTTATACAGAGAACTATCTGCTTGGCAGGAAGCCGGTCATCAGCACTGGCTTTCTTTTTTATG